TAGTAAGTCCAGCATTCGTCTTATCGACTTCTTGCCGACCTGTGCCACACTTGCCAGAATAGTTCTCAGACAGATAAGCTTGCAAGTCGTTTATCAGATCATTCGAGAGAAACCCTTTTAGTTCATTAGTAGTGTCAGGCGACAGTCTCGAGTGTCCTTTAATCACATTGTAGAATCTCTGAAAATATTTCCTAGCTTGACGGCGGTCACACTGTTTAACCTCTTGGATGTGCTTGGTGAGCGTTCTATTATGCTCCGATTTCAGCTTGTTAAATTCGTCGACTAACCGTTGGAATAGCTCCTCGGTCAGCCCAGCGTTGGGGTAATTACTAGGCATTAGTTCGTCTCCAACAATTCCGGATTTTCGTAGATGTTGCCGATGATGTACGTTGAATCAGCAACATTGCACAAGCGTTCGAAATTATTGTATCTAAACAAACTATTCGTCCACATACCTAAATCGGTTCTGTACTCGACTACACCATCCAACAGTCCGTCTTTTGTTTCCAAAACATCTCCTTCAAAGATTTCTTTGCCGTTCTTATCTCTCAATCCTGTTGATTGCATGAGGATAATATTTTCATCTCTCGGATGCAGTTCTATTTCTTGATTTCTATTTCTATAAATCTCTGCCATCCCGTTCATGGATTTTGTTTCTTTATCCCACGCTCTAAATCTTGGTATCATTGCCCTCTCCCTTTCAAATAACTAGGAATATCATCCCCAACATTTACTTGGTCGTACTGTTCCTTGCTCACTAGGAACTTGCCATACGCTCCACAATCGAGGGTGTATAGGTTTTTAATTTTCGATTTTCCAGTAACCTTGCCGTGTAGTTCCACCGCATTATCTGCTTTGTGGATAAGTACCATCTCGATAGGTCGGTTGACTACCCAGACCACTGTAGCGATATTAATGACTAGGGAAATCACAAGCAGAATTGTGGCAATGCCAATATCTCTATAAGTCGCTTTCTTTGACGAACGTCCCATTTATCATCTTCCCTTTCCGATTTTTAATCTCTTCGTATGCAAAACCAAGGCATTCAGTCACATCAAGGTCTATCTGGTGAGCTAGTACGATGATTGTTACCAGTGTGTCACCAATAGCGTCCTTAAGTGCTGCTTGCGGTTCCGTGAATTTAGTTGGTTTCAAGAGTACATCCCGAATCTCACCGACTTCCTCAGTGATACGCATCCACTGTATCTTCGGGTCTGCTTGCTTAAGATTGCGGTCATCAGCCCAATGATTAATTTTAGTAATTAACTCCGAGAATGTGTTATCAGTGTCGTAGCCTAGCAAGTAAGGAATTGATACATTGAAATGGTCAGCTAACTTCTTAGCGTTGCTCCCTTTGATTTCGTGAGTGCCATGTTCCCAATTTAAAACAGTCAGCTTTGTAACATTCATTAATTCCGCTAGCTCTACTCTGGTCATCCCCTTTGATTTCCTTAATTGTTTAAGTCTGTTCATTTTCGACCTCCTCGAAATAGTTGATCGTAGATGTAAGTGACCACTAAGACGATAATTTGAACTACTATCATAACGCTTATCACTCGTTGGTCTTTTACTGCCAGTCCCATCGCGAAATCAAGGAGTAGTGCGCACGTTGTAAACTCAACTGCATCCATCATTCCACCTCCTCGATTTCAATTCCCTCGCAGTCGAATACCCAGCCAAAGCCTTTTGATTCAAGCTCTTTGCGGGTGTGGACGGTCCCCTCGCAACCGTCTATACCTTCTTTTATTTTCCAAAAGTTTCTAAACAAATTGGCGGTTAGGTAGATGTTCTTGTCACACAATCCCTTAAACCGAACCGTATACCTTTTTTCTTTCTCGACCTCATAGCCAAACTGGTGCATGTTGACAATTATTTTGATAGCATTTTCGTTTTTGCGATACCAACGTGTGATATCGTCATTTAATGTTTTTTTAGGTACACAGGCATCTTCGTCCAAACTTTCAAACATATCCCAAGCCAAGTAATGTAAGTTTAAGTAAAATTCACCTTTAATTTCCTCATACCAATCCGCCACGTACTGCGGCACCACTGGTTTAGGGAACAGCGAATCATATAAGTCTTCAGCGTGGGCTATTGAAAGGCGTCCTGCTGTTGCTAATTTCTGTACTGCTTCATCTTTGTTCATCATCGTTAGTTCTCCTTGTAGATAATCAATGCGGATGTATGGTAATATTCAGCACTCACACCGCTATCAGCTACGGCTGATACGTTAGATTGATACTTGATATCAATGAGTTCTATATCTGGATTTTCTTTGAGGAATCCATTAATTAAGTCATCGATTTCGAGGGATCCATTAATTAAGTCACCGATTTCTTGGTAATTGGCGAATCCATATCCAACCTCTAAATACTTCGTTCTAATCATCAATTTCCTCTCCTAACAAAATCTTTTCTAACTTCTTAATCTCTTCGGTTCTTACATAAATTCGGTTCGTCCCGTCTGCGAACGGTGTTTTACAAAAAATGATATTAGGTCCAATAGAGATATGTCCGATATCATCGACATTTAAAATCGTGTCCACGTCAATTCCTTGATTAATGTTTGTGACTCTAATAAATTTAGCCATTCTCTACTCCCACCATTTCTACCTTATATTTCCGTGCATTACGATATTTCACACCTAATCTGTGCATTTCGTTAATCGCATCATTCTTATTGCTGAAGACTTGCTCACTATCTTCCATGTTGTCGTAATAGACGATTACTTTGTATTTCATATAATTCCACCATTCTTGTTAGTAATTCCTCGTCTGGTAATTGTTCCAATAGTAGTATGCGGTTGAGTTTCTTATTCCCAATACCTAGCTTGTTTGCCACTGCACCTTTCTTTTGATGCGTGGTATAAAACCAGAGTCTAAAAAACTCTACATATTCTAATACCGTTACCGGTTCGTATGGCCTTGGTGCATATTTAATGCCAGCCATACGGTCATTCCACCGTTTTACCATCGACTATTTCCATAGCCTCCTTAACACTCCTTGCCACGCCTACGAGTGCTCCGCGTTTTCGCATGGCATCCATAAATTTCTTTTGGTCTTCTCTCACACGACCTTTTTCATTTTTAACTTCGATGAAAAATATCTGTCCATCTGGTCTAAAGCCAAACAGGTCACAAAACCCTTTTGGTGCTCCAGTATCAAACCAACGCCCGTCGGCCATTCTGACCTTACCAACGTTTATTCGAAATACCATATAGCCAGCTTTTGATAATTCCACTCGAATTTGGTTTTGAATACTATGTTCAGAATTCACTTAAAAATTACCTTTCTTGTTTGAAGTACGGTAATCACCTCAAAACCTAGTAATACCAACGGTTTTGACTGTTTTTTATGTCGAATATTACCCTTACCGTTATAAGTTCACATTATATATATTTTATTTATTTATTTATTTATTATTTCAATATATAAATAAGGTAATAAGGTAATACAATAGTGTAAAACGGTATGGGTAAAGGGTTTGTGAGGGTTACCGTATGTCGTTTTAAACGGTAATCTAAACGGTAACGGTAATTTTTTCATAGCATACAGTCGTTGCATCACGTTCTTCATCCGACCAAGAGAATGTGTAGTAATGCTTTGGAACATCGACTGAAGGGATGAAACCCCGTCCCGGTATAGCCCGTTTCTTAACCCATTCAGACGGTACTACTTTGGCTAATTGATTTTCAAACTTGCGTTTTGTCAATTTAGTAACGCCTTCTTCCTTGCACCATTCCTGATACAACCACCACAAAAACCTTGAGGGAAGGCGAGTGGATTCGAACTTGTCGAACCATTCGACTACAAATGATTTAACCGTGTCGTTGCTTTCCTTGAAATCTTCCAAGGCTTCAATAGATGCTTGTGGTTCATCAAATCGAGTGAAGGATAGTTCTAATGCTTTCTTCAAAACATATTCGAGGACATCTTTGCGATAAATGTAGTCGTCTTTGATTGCCCAATTATCATCCTTTGTGCTGAATGATTTTTTAAACGGTATGATCACAAAACGTCGATAAGTTCCGTTTGTCTTATTCTTAAACCGTGGTAACTCGTTCGTGGACTGTATAACCGTCTTCTTAAACACTGTGGTATAAGGTTGCTTGTTTTTTTCCTCTACCAACACTGGTTCACCCGTTACGACCGAGTTAAAGTTAGAAGATTCATCAACGTAGATACCAGCTTGGACGTCGTCACCGATAATGACCGTTTTTCCTTCAATCATCGAAAGTGAGAAACGTTCTGAGAATTGGTTAAGTTTCAAACTAGCGATATTTTTAATTCCAACTAAATTAGTAATGAGTTGCTGCACTGTTCCCTTACCGTCATTACCCTCACCGACAAACCAGATAGATTTTCGGTAAGAGTAATTTCCGTTAAGGCTTGCAGAAATGACTTGCCAGATAAGTTTTACAAGGGCTTCATCCCCACTCATAAGGTCTAGTAACCAACCATCCACATCCCAACCGTCAATCACTGGTGATTCTGCGAATTGGTCGTAAGATGTTGCAATCGTTGAAAAAGCTACAAATTCATGCGTGAATGGTTTTAGAATGCGTTCTTTCTTATCGTAGATGCCATTTTTAACGAGAATGAAGCGATTAGGTTCTTCGAATTCACCGACTGCGAAATTACAAGAAAAATCATCCCGTTGGTTAACCCTAGTAGTCGATGCGAGCATGAATAGAACATTTTTAGCTTTGGTTTCGTTGAAATTAGGTTCTAACAAACGAATGACACGATAAGCAAAACTAGGGTCTTTGTGATAGTAACCTTTGTCTGGGTCATAAATAGCCACACGATCATTAGGAAGGTTAATGATATAGAGGATTTCTTCCATCCCTTCCGCTACTGCTAATTCAGTTAGGCGGGTAGGTGGATTATCCTTCTTCTCCTCTACGCCATATTGGTTGGGTTTCTTCCACGATGCTTTCTCCAACCACGTTTCACGGTAATTTTTACATGCCAAACGGATTTCTCGCCAATCGTTAGGTTTTTTTAGGAACACTGGACGGTCAACAACTCTTTCCTTGTATTCTTCATTAATCTGTTGAATGTGTGGCGGTATTTTCATGTTTACTGTCTGTGTCCTTTCTAAGCATACTTGTAAACGTCCTGTCGAACTCGCTGTCTGACAAACTTTCCGGAGTGTAGTGATTGGCAATTTTTGCCAACAAATATACTGCATCTACATCTACCTCACGAATTAGCAGCCCACCAACAAAACTAGCTAGGGCGTTATTTCTTCCGCCTTTATCACCAAAACCGAAAACGATTTGCTCGAATAATCTAGCTGTTTTATTTGAAAACTCACCTTTTTTATAGTTTGTTGAAAAACTTAAAGGTTTATATTCCTGCTCCGATTTCAGGATATCCACTATTTCTTTAGGGGCTTCAGCTATCGTGTCAGTGTCCTTGTTCCAAGAATATTTCCCTTTCGGGTTATTGCTTGGTGCTACTAAAATGTAATTGTTGTTGTTTGCCTTAATATCAATACCAGGTTTAACTCGAATATCTTGGCTAATATTTACGTCTTTTGGTTTTTTCAAGAAAATATGTTTTCCACCAGAAGGCGTATTAGCCGTTAATGTTTTCGGAATATACTTGGATAATTCCCAATCTTCTAAAGATTGGTAGCCATCCTCACTTTCCGAAACATCGATATCGATAACAAAGAAGTCAGTCGTCCGTAGTGCAATGTTGGCGTCTGGGTGTTCGTGCCACAAACGTTTAACTTCTTCCTCACTAAATGTTTTATCTTTGAATTTAGTGACTGCACGTTTGCTTGCCTTGTCTATTGGGATGACCGAAAAACCTAGTTTTTGATAATGCAGGGCGTAATCTACCATCCCTACCATAGTTTTAGAATGGCAAATCTAAATCTGATACTTCGGGTGCTTTTTCTGCTTTCGCAGAATAAGGTGGCAACTCTGATTGTTCACGTTTTTTAACACGTAAATTCTCATACATTTTTCCATTCCATTCAGAAGTTTCGTTTTCCACTGTTACTTTCATAGACTTACCTTTGATAAGATCTAGGAATTGCTCGATTGTTTGAATGTCGGTCTTTTCCGGAATTTTAGCAGCCTTACAATACATTTGAAGTGCCCACTCTGGATATTGCAAAGTGCTCTTATTGATATAGACTTTGTCAAAAATCAAATTGTTACGGAATTTTTGTTGGAAGTCGTCTCGAATTTTAAGACGAATATCCAAGAAATCAGTTCCTCTTTGAGTTGCTGATTGTTCAGCCTGTGCCACATAGACTTCATAAGTCCCGTTTTCGATTGCTGCGAATTGTTCTGCTGCTTCATAATTTACTGAAAGAATTCCCATAATTTTTTTATCTCCAAATCTTTAATTCATTTTGTTTGTGCCACAACCAGCCTGGTTGATAGCCATTAAGTAGTCGGAACGCTTTAAGTTCCGCTAGGTTCTTACAACGTGTGTAATTTTTCTTGTAGGTCTTAACTCTGCGATAAATTTCCGCTTCTTCTTTTTTGACCTCTACCATCTCACCTTGGATGGAAACAAATTCCATTCCTTGGTTTATTTCTTCTAATTCGATATCAATGCTTTCTTGTTCAACATCTCTGATTTCCTTTTTCTTAACAACCACTGCTCCACAATAAGGACAGTTCCCGTCAATTAATTGATCTCGCCAAAATGTTGCGAAACAATCCTCGCAAGTAACAGTTGATTTCTCACTGTTATTCTTG